GAGAAGCCCTACCATCTGGGCTTGCACCTTTAGGGAAAAAGACTGGTGTATATGGTCAGCACCTTGATCCAACTGTGCCACCGGCAACGACCGGCACAAACGATATTTGGCACGCTCGTAGTTTTGGTTACACGAATAACGATGGCAGCACTTTCTCTCGGGCCTTATCGCCTCAAGAACATCGTTTTATGGATTATGAAACTATGCTTGGCGTTGATCGCGCCAACGCGGCTAATTTAGCCGGTAGAAGTAATTGGACTGGTGCCGAAGTGCAGGCAGCCCCTTGGGTTGCAGGCAAAGGCAGATCATTAGCTAAAGGCGGAAAAACCTTTGAACAAGGCTTGGCTGAAGCCGCAAAGACGTATCCAGATGTAGCGCCAAAGTACACCGTCAGTACGCCAATAGAACAGATACCCGGTGCAAGCACTGGGTTAATGTCCGGTCTTTTGACAGCAGATGATGCAACAAAAGCTCGCTTCACACAGCGTGCTGATTGGAAAGACCCACAGGGTAGAGATATGCTCTGGAGCGAAATGGGTTTACCAACGCGTTACACAAATGACGCGTTAGGATTGTATAAAAATTCCGCAGGGCAAGTAGAATATAACCCAGTTGAGATTGGCAGGCCGCTAACTGGTTTTGTGCCTAATGAAGCAGGCAACCCTATTGTTAACCCCAACGCGCAAGCATTATTTAGTTCTGGTCAAGCCACAAGAGGGCTTCTTGATTTTCAAGAGGGTACGCCTTGGAATAAGATAATTACGCACGGGGCTGGACCGGATAAAACATCTCTTGAAATTAAGATTGGTAGGAACCCGACAAAAACAGAGCTTGAATCTCTAAACGCCATTGCTGAAAAAAATGGTTATATGCTTTCAAATACTGAAGGAGGCGTTGCATTCTTAAACTTTAAGGATGGGCAAACTACAACAAGTGTTGGAAAAGAGCTGAGACAAGGGTTGCAATCAGAAATATCAAAAATTGTACCGGATGCAGAAATCAACAGAGGCCGCTTTGCTGGGGATTATTTTGATATATCTTCTGAACTTTCAAAAAGTAATGCCGGGAAAGGTTTAGCAACTGAACGAGTAGTTTCTGAACTTACGAAACTGAAAGACGTATCTCCACAATTTTACGAAAGATTGCTTGACAGTGAATCAATACCAAAAAAAGCGCGAGAAAACCTCACGCGCCTAATTGAGTTTGGCGGGAAGGGCGAGCGCCCAGACTACGAGCGTTTGCTGAAGATCGTAGGGGAAGACAAGCTGCGCGGTCTGCTCAAGCGGATTGAACAGATTGGCTATCAAGGTCTTCCGGCTGTTGTTGGTGCAGCGGGAATTGGAGGCGGTCTTCTTGGTTCATACGCGCCCACAAATACAGAGGGACAACGTCAGTATGATTGAGCCAAAAAGCAACAGTGCTTCGACGCTTTTTATCCCAGAACGACCACAATCGACCAATCTTTCCTTTTTCGGTCATGCACAAAACGCCTGCTTTTTTCATAGCCTCGCAAAGGCCACGGTTACTGATTCCGTATCCAGTCATGGTATCCTCCATTTGAACCGGAAGCATATACATCTTATTGGTGAGACGCAATGACCCCGCACGAACTCGAAGATATCTACCGCGCTGCGACAGCACTGTCGCGTGACAGGGCGACGGACGAAGTCCTGCGCCGCATGGAGCAGGCGTATGTCGAGAAATGGAAGATGTCGCACCCGGATCGGGGCGACGATAGGGATGATGCGTACCGGATGGTGCGTGCCATAGGCGAGTTCAGGAGCGAGCTAACTGCGCTGGCCGCAGAGCCGACTGTGACCGCCTTTAACCGCCGCTTGAAACGCGGCCCATAAAGGAGTATTTAAGATGGTATCAGCCGAACAATCCCAAGGCGGGGAACTCGGTGTTGCAGAAGCTGCGGCAAAGATGGACGCACTAATGGGAGCCAGCGATGGCCAACCCAGAGCGCCCAGACGAGAGGCAGCCCCTGCCGAGGTCCAAGAGACCGAGGCGTCGGAGTACGACGGCGAAGAGACTGAATTTGATGGGACCGACCTAGCGCAAGACGCTGCCCCTGACGGTGAAGAGCCAGAGTATTTCGAGGAGTCAGACGGAGCAGACGAGGAGTCACTCTCGCCGGATACGATGGTCACCGTTAAGATTAACGGCAAGACGCAGAGTATCCCGCTGAAGGAGGCGCTCGACGGCTACCAGAGAAACTCCGATTACACACGGAAGATGCAGGCTCTCAAGCAGGACGTAACCACGTTCTCGCAGGAGCGCCAGCAAGTGGAGCAGGAACGGCAGCAGTACGGCCAACTCATTGGTGCCTTGCACGAACAGCTCAGGCAGTTCGCGCCACAGGAACCTAACTGGGAGCAACTGCACCGGGATGATCCGCTGAACTTCCCAATCGTCGAGAAGCAGTGGCGCGACTACAAGGAGCGTCTGGCAGCAACGGAATCCGAGAGGAACCGTATGGCCTATCTGGCTTCTCAGCAGGAGCAGGCACAAATCCAGACCATGGTGGAAAAAGGGCGCGAGTACCTAGTCCAGAAGGTGCCGGATTGGAAAGACCCGAAGAAGTGGGATGAAGCACGGGGAAAACTTCGCGAGTACGGCCTGAAGGTCGGATACACGGACGAGGAACTCGGAGCGGCATACGATCCAAGGGCGATCCTAGTGCTTGATAAAGCCCGTCGCTACGACGCAATGGTGGCCAATCGACCGAAGCCTGATCAGGCTAATGGACCGAAGCCCATGCGTTCAGGAAGCGCCGCGCAGACCCCCAAGACGATGACGGATGTCTCCCGTGCGAAAGCGCGTCTCAGTAAAACCGGCAGCGTCGATGACGCCGCTAAACTTTTTGGACTTTTGGATAACAGGAGACGATAATGGCCTCGGTCACAAATGCAAAGACATACAACGCCGTCAATTCGATGCGCGAAGACCTCTCGAACATCATCTACGACATCAGCCCAACCTCGACCCCGTTCACGTCGAACATCGGTCGCGACACGGCAGATAACACGTACTTCGAGTGGCAGACTGACGTTCTCGCAGCCGCTGACGGTTCAAACGCCGTCGTCGAAGGTGCAGACGCTGGCGACGCTGACTTCGTAGCTACAAACCGCGTGGCAAACTACACGCAGATTTCCAAGAAGGTTGTCGCAGTATCCGGCACCGCGCAGTCGGTCAACATGGCCGGTATGCGTACCCTCTTGGCTTACGAGCAGGCCAAGAAGGCCAAGGAGCTGAAGCGCGACGTCGAGAAAATCATCCTCTCGAACCAAGCCGCAGCTGCTGGTAACACGTCAACTGCGCGTACCACTGCCGGTATGCCTGCATGGCTCCGCACCAACAGCATCGCAAACAGCGCAGTAGCACCTACGCTGTCGTCCTCGCCAAACGGCTATCCAAACGCCGCGTGGACATCGCTCTCGACTTCGACTGACGTCGCCTTCACCGAGACGATGCTGAAGACCGCGATCCAGAGCGTCTGGACGCAGGGCGGTGAGCCGTCGATCCTGATGACCGGTCCATACAACAAGACCGTCGCATCCGGCTTCGCTGGCCTCGCAGCGCAGCGTATGTACAACACCGACGCAACACCGCTCAAGATTGTTGCGACCGCTGACGTCTACCTCTCGGACTTCGGCATGGTGTCGATTGTCCCTAACCGCTTCATGGACGAGCGCTTCGCTCTCGTTATGGACCCAGAGTACGCCTCTATCTCGTACCTCCGCCCATACGAGACCATCGACATCGCAGCGACTGGCGATGCTTCAAAGAAGGAACTCCTCGTGGAGTACGGCCTGCGCGTGAAGAACGAGCTGTCCGCTGCCGCGATTGCGAACCTCACGACATCTGCTTAATATGATCGGGGCCGGGTAACACCGGCCCCCCTCACACATAGGAACCACAGATGGCCGAAGAGTTTGCCCCCGGAGTGTTCACGCTCGGTTACGATTCATTCTCAGGCGAGTTGTCGAAGATGCACGTCGACACCGACGGCAAGATGCACTTCACCAGCGAGACGCAGATCGACGCGATTGCTGAAGCCAATATCAGCGAGCGCAACGACATCTCCCGCACTACGAAATCAGGCGACATGGTGCGAGTTGCTCGCATCCCGATGTCCGTCCACCTCGACCTTATGCAGCGCGGCATCCTGCGCGATAATATCGCAATGCGCCGCTGGCTCAGATCACCCGAAGCCGCCCCATACAAGACGCACTGGATGAACGGATGACCACAATCACCGACTACGCATCTCTCCAGTCGCAGATCGCGGCTTGGCTCAACCGGGAAGACCTCACGGCTCAGATACCCGTGTTCATCCAGTTCGTTGAGGCCGACATCAATACGCGCCTGCGCACCCGTGAGATGATTGTTCGTGCGACCGCCACCAGCTCGGCTGAGTACGTACAGCTACCGGCAGACTGGCTCGAGGCCATCAACCTCCACATCGTCGACGGCCAGCAGCCGATCCGCTTCGTGACGCTCGACGAGGCAGACCGCATCAACAAGCAGCAGTACTACACCGCGTCGACGTTCTACTCTCTGATGAACGGCGCAATCGAACTCGTACCGGCACCCGGCGACGATTTAGAGATCGAGATGATCTACTACGGCAAGGTTCCCGCTCTCACGACATCTGCGACGACGAAT